CCAGGACGGTCTGGAACGCCAGTGCTTCCGAAATACGCTTCATGCTTGCTCCTCCTTACTTCCGGTCCGCCAGCGCCACGAAGGGGCTGCGGGTCTTGCTGCTGTTTTTGATGGTCAGGGGCTTGTTGACCTTGGGCGCGCCGTTGCAGCGGTACACCACCCGGAAGCAGTTCTGGTCGGTCAGGAACTCCACGTGGATCGACCAGTCCTGCTTGACGGTGCCCTTGGTGAGCAGGATATACATGTAGGGATCTACCAGAAGTGCATCGCCCCGCACGCCAGGGGAGGCGCAGCTATCTTCGAACAGCACCGGCTTGTTGAGCACCCGCTGGGTGTCGAAGTTGCCCAGGCCGCCCTCGGGGTTCCACAGGAACTTGGCCGCCTCGCCGCTCTGGATGGACAGATAGGGAAGCTGC